AAAAAGGGGGCGGCAAAACCCCCCCCCTATACACACGAAAGGAAGGAAAGTGTATATGAATTATAAAGTAAATTTTCAGAAAGCAAAAAGAAATTATATGGTTCTGACGTTTGAAGTGGAAGAAGGAAAGGAAAAAACAATTCTTGTGGGTATGCCGAAGAAAAGAATATTTGACATGCTCATGAACATGAACGACTTCATAAAAGGCGAAGAGCCAGACAATGAGAAAGAAAAAGCTGAACGCAACAGAAAGATCATTGACGAAATGTATGAACTTGTAGCAATGATTCTTTCAAACAATATGGCTGGCGAGAAAATCAGCGTTGAGTGGGTTGAAGACATGCTGGAATTCGGCGAATTAAAAGAACTTCTGGAAACATATGTGAAGTTCTGCAAAGGCGAAGCAGTAAACCCAAACTAGCACTCCCGTTCTATCCGATTGACGAAGAAAATTTCTTTGACGTGCCGACGTACTGGGAACACCTTGTTCATGAGTATACGGGATTGAATGTGAATGAAATAGAAGAACTGGAATATATTGACTATTTGCAATATAGGCGGGACGCATTCGTGCATGAAATGAACAAAACGGAAGAAGGACGGGAATATCTGGAAAACGCACACAGATTGACACAGACCGAGCCAGACAGAATGAAGGCGCGTTCACTTTTCGGAAAGAAAGGGTGAAAGCATGTCGAAAGGCTTGAAAGGCATAACAGTCGAAATCGACGGGAATACGACGCCGCTGAACAAAGCGTTGTCTTCGGTAAACGCAAACGCCAAAAGCCTACAGTCTGAATTGAAGGGCGTGAATTCGCTTCTGAAACTGGATCCCAAAAATACAGAACTGGCAGCACAAAAGCAAGTGATCTTGAAGCAAGCCGTTTCCGAAACAGAAGAAAAGCTGAAATTGCTGACGCAAGCTGAAAAGGAAATGGCGGAAGCAGGGAAGGACGTAAACGACGAAGGATACAGAGATTTACAAAGAGAAATCGCACTGACAAAATCAAAGCTTTCAGACTACAAAACAGAATTGAAAGCAGTAGAAGACCAGCAAAAGAAAGCGGCAAAAGAAGCTGAAACGCTGGGAACAAAAATATACAATATAGCAAGCAAAATCCCAGTGGTGAATAAACTTGCAGACGGCTTCGTGAAAGTGAAAGGGAAAATCACTGAAACAGTAAAAGAAAGCGAAGCTGTCAAAAAGATCGGAACTACTGTGGAAGGCGCAAAACAGAAGGTTGAAGCATTCAAAGACGCGCACCCAGCCGTCCAGAAGGTAGCAGACGCATTCGGAAAAGTGAAGACGGCAGCGAATGAAGTCAAAGAAAAGATTCCGCCGCTATCAACGCAGTTGAAAGCAGTCGGAGACGTTGCAGCGTCGGCGGCAAAAGGCGGATTCACAGTGCTGACGAATGTTGTCGGAGGAACAATGAAAGCTTTTGCAGGATTCGCAACAGCTGTCGTGGGGGCTGGCGTAGCGGTAACAAAGTCAGCTGTCGAACAGTATGCAGAGTATGAACAGCTTGTCGGCGGTGTGGAAACGCTTTTCAAGGATTCCGCAGGACAAGTTGAAGGATATGCAAACAATGCATATAAAACGGCGGGAATGTCTGCAAATCAATACATGGACACTGTGACGGGATTTTCGGCGTCACTTCTTCAAAGTCTGGACGGAGACACAAAAGCAGCCGCAGAAAAAGCGGATATGGCTATAACGGATATGTCGGACAATGCAAATAAAATGGGAACAAGCATTGACAGCATTCAAACGGCATATCAAGGATTCGCGAAGCAAAATTATACAATGCTGGACAACCTAAAGCTGGGATATGGCGGAACGAAAGAAGAAATGCAAAGGCTTCTTGACGACGCGACAAAGCTTTCTGGTGTCAAGTATGACATATCTTCATACGCAGATATTGTTGACGCGATTCACGTTGTTCAAACAGAAATGGGAATCACGGGAACGACAGCAAAAGAAGCAAGCACGACAATCGAAGGTTCGATCAATTCGACAAAGGCGGCGTGGTCGAATCTCTTGACTGGATTTGCAAATGACGAAGCAGACGTCGGCGCACTGATCACAGATCTGTGTGATTCGGTGGCAACAGCAGCAAACAACTTGATTCCGCGAGTGATTCAAGCAGTCACGTCAATCGTTGAAAATGTACCGATAATTATTCAAGGGCTTGCAGGAACACTGACGACAGTTTTTCAAGAAGGACAAGGACTGATAACGTCGCTAATGCAACCACTTGTTGACGCGTTCTTCGGGCTGATCAATGCGGCAATAGCGTTGCTTCCGACACTTCTCCCAGAAGTGCTGAATGCGGCGATTTCATTGTTTCAAGGGATTCTGGACGGATTGAATCAGACGATCCCAAACTTGCTGGCTATGCTGCCAGTAATGATTCAAAATATAACAGATACACTCACAGCAAATCTTCCGCAGATCGTAGCGTCTGGAATTGAAATTCTGGTCAATTTGATCAACGGAATCACAAACGCAATTCCTTCACTGATTCAAGCCGTGATCGACTTGTTCCCAGTGATTGTGAATTCTATCATGGAAAATCTCCCGCAAATTATTCAAGCTGGACTTGATCTGCTGATCGCACTGATTAACGGAATTGTAAGCGCGATCCCACAGCTGATCGTCATGCTTCCAACAATTATAACGACGATTGTTTCCACGCTGACTGGTATGCTACCGCAAATCATTCAAGCAGGAATCACACTTCTGCAATCTTTGATCAATGGAATCATAAGCGCGATCCCACAGCTGATCGCGGCAGTTCCACAGATTATCACATCAGTCGTCAATACACTCACGACAAATCTTCCGAAAATTTTACAAATGGGAATCGAATTGATCGGATCGCTGATCAGCGGATTGATTCAAGCCATTCCAGCACTGATCGCGGCAGTTCCGCAGATTATTTCCGCAATCTGGGACACGATCATGAATACGGACTGGTTATCACTTGGAAAAAACATCATAGACGGAGTTATTCAAGGCGTAAAGAATGCGGCAAGCAGTTTGATTCAAGTATTCAAAGATCTGGCTTCGTCTGCATTGGACGCGGTAAAAGACTTTTTCGGAATTCATTCGCCGTCACGTGTCATGCGTGATCAAGTTGGAAAAATGATTCCAGCTGGTATGGCAGAAGGCGTTGAAGACGGAATGGACGAAGAAGAAGACAGAATCAAAGAAGCAATGCGAAAAGGTGTACCGACAACGATCGACAGTTATATCAATACAAAGTCTGGATCTGCAAGTTATGCAACACAGACGGCAGCAGGCGGATTCACGCAGAATATAACAATCAACAGTCCGAAAGAACTTTCGCCGTCAGAAGTAGCACGACAGACACGAAACCAGACACGACAAATGGTTTTGAAACTGAAAGCGGGGTGATCTAACAAATGAAGACAATAACATGCAGAAATGACGCGGGACTGGAAGCAGTCTTCACATACGATCACGACAGTTGTGAATATTTCCTTGTGAGTTGCGACGGGATCTACAGCGTGAAAAACGCTGTGTCCACGTCGCAGAACGCAACAACAGACGGCACGACATACAACGGCGAAGGATTGGAACAACGCAATATTGTGATCACAGCAAACATCAGAAGAAATCACAGACAGAATCGCGAATTTCTTTCAAGGGTTTTCAAAGTTCATTCGGAAGGGACGTTCATTCATGAAGAAGACGGCGACAGACGTGAAATCAAATACAGAGTTGAAAACATAGAAGTCGCCGAAACTGGCGTGATCCGTCCCGCAACAATATCACTGCTCTGTACTGATCCGTATTTTACGGACGCAGCGGGAACTATAAAAATCGAAATGTCACAGTGGTATGACGACTGGGAATTTGAATGTGAAATCCCAGAAGAAGGAATGGAATTCGGACACAGAGAAACAGACACGATCAAACAAGTGGATAACGAAAGCACAAAAGACGTCGGAATCACTATAACACTGGAAGCGGACGACAAAGTGGTAAACCCGATCATATACAATCAGACGACAAATGAAACATTGAAACTTCTCTGCACAATGCTTCCGAACGACAAGATCACAATAAAAACCACAGAAGGCGAAATCACAGTTGAACTTCTTCGGAATGGCAAGATAATTGACTACAACTACACTGTAGACGAAGACAACGACGGATATATTCAGCTGGTAATGGGAATGAATGTGATCAAGTATGACGCGGACGAAGGCGTGGAGTATTTGAACGTCAAGTTCGAATACAAGAATCAGTACATGTTCGCATAGAAGGGGGGAAAGGGAATGTCAAAAGAAAACAAAGTCATTGTTGTTTCGTATGATCAGAACTTGAACCGACTAGGAGTGATTGACGTGTTCAGATCTTTGATCTGGACACGGAAATATTATGAATGCGGAACATTCGAACTTCACGCACCACTGAACACAAGAAATTTGCAACTTCTGGCAGAAAATAACATTCTATCAAAGCGGGAGTTCAAAGACAAAAACGGGCATATCGTAAAAACGACAAGCAAAGAAAGCGGAATAGTTGAGTATATAGCGATTGACGACACAGTGAATGAAATCACGGCAAAAGGGCGATTCTTGTCTTCAATCATGGACAGAAGAGCAATAAAAACAGTCGTAAACTTCAACGGAAAGACAGAAGCGGGAATGCGAAAGCTGGTGCAGTCGGTGACAGCAATGCCATTCGTAGAACTGGGAGAATTAAAAGGATTCACAGAAACAGTCCGATTTCAAGTTTCGTACAAAGAACTGTATACATACATGTGCAAACTATCAAAATATAGCAATCTTGGGTTCACTATTCGTGCCGACTTCAAGGCAAAGAAGTTCTTCTTTGAAGTATACAAGGGAGTTGACAGAACGGAATCACAGAGAGAAAGAAGCCGTGTCGTTTTCTCTGAAATCTACAAGAATTTGAACGGCGTTGCATATGTATTCAGCAATCAGAACACGAAGACATGCGCAATCGTGGCGGGTGAGGGAGAAGGAACAGCAAGAACGCTGGTGACAGTGGGCGGCGGCACTGGTTGGGATCTTCGCGAAGTCATTGTTGACGCGAGGGACGTCCAGAAAGACGACGACATGACAACGGCGGAATACACAGAAATTTTGAAACAGAAGGGAAACGAAAAACTGGCTGAATATGGAATTGTGGAAGCTATGGACGCACAGACAAAGCCGTTTGTCAATTTTGTATATCGTGAAGATTACGATCTGGGTGATGTTGTGACAGTGAAAAAGAAAATGTGGGGAATAGAAATGGACAAGCGAATCACGGAAATTCAAGAGATCTTTGAAAACGGCGGCTTCGATATAGTTCCGACGTTTGGCGATCCACTGCCAGAAACAGTGAATCTTGATGATAATTAGAAAGAAGGTGAAACAATGGAAATAGCAACATTCTTCAATTCGAAGGGCGGGGACAGAAAATATAATGCTACACACTGGGCGAATTATTTCAAGCCGTTATTCAAAAGCGGAGTATTCAACGGAGATCTTCAAGTTGTTGCGAATGGCGCAATGTCAGTGACTGTGAAAGCGGGGTATGCGTGGCTTATTGGCTACGGCTACCAGAACACAGAACCACTGGTCATTGATCTGGAAGTCGCAAGCGGAAATCTGAACAGATATGACGCTATCAAGATCAAGCTGGATCTATCAGCAAGAACGATAACAGCATACGCAGACAAAGGCGGGAATGCAGCTTCGCCAGCAAAGCCAGCAAATACAAGAAGTGACACTGTATTTGAAATCACAATCGCAGAAGTATACATTGCAGCAGGAACAACAGTGATCACACAGTCAATGATTACAGATACAAGAATGGACAATGCAAAATGCGGCTGGGTATCTGGGGCGGTCGATCAGATTGATTTTTCGCAGATATATGCACAGTTCGATAAATATTTCGAAGAACAGAAGACAAGAATTGCATTCGACGTCGAGGACTTTGAAGAAGGAATTGACCAGAAACAGACGGCAGCGGGCGAATACTTGCAGGACTATAAAGACAGTGTTGACGACGACAAAACGGCAGCGGACGTGTTTCTGGAGAACTTCAAACAGTATTTGCAGAATTACACAAGCCAGCAACAGTCTGAATTTGAAACATGGGTTGAAACGATCAAAGGAATTCTGGACGACGAGACAGCGGGAAAACTGCTTTTATATATTCAAGAATTGCAGGAACGTGCAGACGTAATGGAAAAAATCGCGGCAACAAACGAAGTAATTCAGAACATGGCAACAAGCGACGACGAACTGATTGTGACAGACGACGGCGAAAGAATATGTGCAAGAAAAATATTTGCAACATTGTAAGAAAGGAATGAAAAAAGAATGAGTTTACCAGAAAAAACAATCAACCAGATTGCACAGACGACAGATATTGCAGCAGACGACATTTTGATTGTTGAGAAGTCCAGCGGAACAAAGACAATCAAATATTCAGACCTTATGAATGCGGTCAAAGTGTCGCTGGGGATTGTCGACACGCTTGAAATCACAGAAAAAGGATATATCCCAGAAGGCTATCTTGTAGCAAATGCACTGAATGATAAACAAGCGCAGATCCGCGCCGCATATGGCTACAACGGAAAAGAAATCAAGTTGTCATGGAACGAAATTGCAGCGAAAGCGGCAGCAGGCGACTTCACGGGGCTGAATATTGGCGATTATAAAGACATTACACTGACGACTGGTGAATCAGTCAGAATGGAACTTGCGGGAATTGATACATATTTCGGCTATCAGTCGAACAATAATCACAGATTGTACTTTATTTCGCGCGATTGCCTTGCAACAGCATACGCAATGAACAGTACAAACACGAACACTGGCGGATTCCCAGCAAGTGCCTTGAAGACAACACTGAACACGACAATCTTCAACACGCTTCCAGCAGATCTTCGCGCGGTAATAAAAGCAGACAAGAGACTTTGCAGCACAAAGGGAAGCTGGGCGTGGCAGGAAGATCAGAAGTTGTGGCTTCCTTCCGAAGTGGAAGTCTGGGGGCATAACTCATGGTCGGAAGTTGGATATGGCAACGGCTGCGGCGTACAGTTTCCGATCTTCACTGGATCACTTCGGCATATATGCAAAGGGCAGGGAAAAGGAAAGGCGGAGCAGGGATCCCGTTCTAGTTGGTGGTGCGATTCCCCGCACGCGTCGAACACGACGCACTTCTGTGGTGTCATCGTCAATGGTGATGCCGGCAACCACAGCGCTTCGTCTGCGCGTGCCGTCCCGCTCTGCTTTACAGTATAATCTTGAATCAAAAAATCACGCCGCCGTGTGCGGCGTGAATACTGGCGAAAGGAGAGTTGCAGCATGAGCGTTTTGAAAAGCAGACGCGAACAATCCGAAATGCAGTTCTTTCAAACAGCCGTGGACGTTCAGAATGAATTGATAAAATTCTGCATGGAAGAAAAGAATGTCCCGAAGAAATACAGATTCGTGTATGCAATACCGATTATAGCGGAAGGACAAGCACTGGTTGATAATGTCGTGAACGCAAACACAATCTTCGTGAAGACAAATGAAGAAGTAATCGACAGAAGACGCTATCAGAACGAAGCAAATGCGAACTGTGAAAAGATACTGCAAAAACTGCAAAGCCTTCGCACAGTGCTTGGGATAGATAGCGGACAGCTGAAAAATATTGTCGGAATGGTAATTTCGGAAAAGGGATATATAACGGCATGGAAGAAATCTGACAATCAAAGATACAAAGAAATGAAAAAGAAGACTGAATCAGTCAAATAATTTTATAGGTTAAGTGTTAAAAGCAGGGATCCCGTTCTAATTGGTGGTGCGATTCCCCGAACGCGTCGAACACGACGAACTTCTGTAATGTCAACAACAATGGTAATGCCAACAACAACAACGCTTCGACTGCGCTTGCCGTCCCGCTCTGATTATATACACACGCCCAGACCGAGTAGGAAACGAAAGCAGTGGCAAAAAGTAAATAAGGAACACTTGACCTTCCTTTATTGGTAAATTTACACGCCGACAGCGATTGACGGACGCTGCTTGCATGGCAAGGACGGCGCAGCCTTGTTTCATGTCAATCGCTTATGTACATAGCGGCGCAAAATATTGTATGCGGAGTGTTCAATTTTATGACAAGTGAAGAAAGAAGGGCTGCAAGAAGAATCCGAAGGGAAGAGAAACGACGGAAAAAGAAAGAAGCAGTCAATGAAAAGTACGGAAAACTAGAAAATGTCTTCGACTATGGAAATTTGCTGGAAGCATTCGACAAATCAAAGAAGGGCGTTCGCTGGAAATGCAGCGTGCAGAGATACGAAGCAAGCCTGCTGCGGAAGACATATGACACACATATGAAACTTCTGAAAGGCGAAGACATACGACGCGGCTTTCATAGGTTCACGCTAATGGAGCGCGGAAAACTGCGCGAGATTAGCAGCGTTCACATATCAGAAAGAGTTGTTCAAAGATCACTTTGTGACAACGCACTTGTGCCAGTGCTGACAAGAACTTGTATATCAGACAATATGGCATGTATCAAAGGCAAAGGAACACATGCAGCAATAAAACGTGTAGCGTATTTTCTGCGGGAATATTACAGAAAGACTGGAAGCAATGAAGGATATGTCGTGCTTGTGGATTTTTCAAACTTTTTCGGGAATATGAAACACTGGCACATTCGAAAAATACTTGAAGACCATTTCACAGATAAAGACATGATTGAATTCATAATGCTATTTGTGGACGCATTCGGCGAAGTAGGGTGCGGGCTAGGTAGTCAAGTGTCACAGATAATCGGGACTGTATATGCAAGCAAAGCTGATCACTACGCGAAAGAAGTGCTTCGGATTCATGAATATATTAAATACATGGACGACACATGGCTGCTATTCAAGACAAAGGAAGACGCACACAGAGCGATCAAAGCATTGTTCGAAATCTATGAAAGAATGGGAATAACAGTCAATAAAAAGAAAACGCGTATTGTAGCGTTGCGGCGCGGATTCACTTTTCTGAAAACGAAGTTTACATTGCCGGACACTGGAAAAGTAATCATGCGACCTTGCAGAAAGTCAATCACACTGGAACGACGGAAACTGAAAAAGCTGAAAAAGAAGCTTGATGAAGGAACAATCACTTTCGAAGAAGTGCGCCAGCAATACCAGTCATGGAAAGGCTATATGAAGCACAAACAGTCATGGCGTACTGTACAAAATATGAATCAGCTTTTCAATGAATTATTCATTGACAGCTGGAAAGGAAAGGAAGAGAAAAAGCATGAAGATCAGATTCAAGGACAACAGCAGCGTATTCGACGGATCCGTCAAGAAAATCGCACAGAATATGTTGCTTGTGCAGACAGAAACAAAAGCAAAAGATCAGAACATGGCAGAAATTGAAGTGCTGACAGAATACGGAAACGTGATCGCAAAGTACGAAGGATTCGAAACAGTGTACAAAGAAATTGACGGCGGAATGATTCTTTCGAATGACGGGACTGTATATGTAGAGCAGCCAGAGCAGGAACCAGACGTTGATCAGATCAGAACAGCGAAGCTTGCAGAAGTTTCAAGTCGTTGCGAAAGCGCAATTTTTGCAGGCGTAGACGTAGAACTGACAGACGGATCGGTGGAGCATATCAGCTTGAAAGAAAAAGACCAGATCAATTTGTTCGGAAAGCAGTCACAGCTTGCAGCAGGAGCAACACAGCTGGAATACCACGAAGACGGGAAACTTTGCAAATACTATTCAGCAGAGGACATGACAAAGATCATTGAAGCGGCAATGAAATTCGTGTCCTACCACACAACATATTGCAACAGTATGAACGCATGGATCAAAGGCGCGCAGACAGCAGAGGAAATTGAAGCGATTCAGTATGGCGCACAGATTCCAGACAAATACAAGTCAAAAGTGCTGAAAGACTATGAAGCAGCAATGAGGGCTTGAAAAGTATGAAGACGATAATCAAATACATTGTACTGCTGTGTGTGGGCGGTGTACTGTACGCTTGCTGTGAATTGATTTTCCGCGGGTACACATTCAAAACAATGGCATTCGTGGGCGGGGTGTGCTTCGTTCTGTGCGGACTGGTAAATGAATTCATAGACTGGAAAACACCACTTCTGTTGCAAATGTTAATATGTGCAGTGATTGTGACGACAGTTGAATTCGTGGCGGGCGTGATCTTAAACATAGGGCTTGGCTTGAATATGTGGGACTATTCAAATTTGAAGTTCAATATCATGGGGCAGATATGCCCGCAATTCTTCGCAGTTTGGTTTTTGCTGGCACTACCAGCAATTACACTTGACGACTGGTTGCGCTGGCGGATATTCGGAGAAGAAAAACCGAAGTATTATATGACATTCGGGAAGAACAACTTCGAATGCGCAGCAATGAGCGCAAACGGAATTTGCAAGCGACATATTGAAGCTTGCGAAGGAAGAGAAACTTGTAAATCAAGAAACAACTGCGGCGAATGCAAGAACTACATGATCCCGAAGGGGCAGGAACCTTGCAAAAGCTGCAAGAATGTTCGGGGGTAAAGGACAATGACAAATAATTTCGGAACAGCACTCACAGACAAATACAACGCATTCGCAGGGGCGATTGTGACAATACTGACAGCAATTTTCGGCGTATACTGGTACATTTTCGCAGCGTATTTCCTTCTGAATGTCATTGACTGGCTGACTGGCTGGTATAAAGCAAATAAGAAGGGCGAGGAATCAAGCAAAGTAGGCTTGAAAGGGGCGATCAAAAAGCTGGGGTACTGGGCTGTGATTCTTGTAGCCTTTATAATCAGCAATGTGTTCACACAGCTTGGCACTGATGTTTTACATGTAAATCTGTCTTTTCTGCTTCTGATCGGCTGGTTTACACTTGCAATGCTGCTTGTAAACGAAGCACGAAGCATTCTGGAAAATCTTGTCGAATGCGGGTACAACATACCAGACTTCTTGATCAAAGGGTTAGCGGTAACGCAGAAAATGTTGAACAACAAAGCAGAAATCCCAGACGCAAACGACACAGACGAAGAGAAAAAGAAAATATAATCAAATGCCCGCGCAATGTGGGGCTATCTCGGAAGGAGTGAACAAGAATGGCAAAAAGCGAATTCACAAAGAACATGACTGACGACGAAATCAAAGATCTTCAAGACAAAGTGAAGAACATGACAGAGGACGAATTGATTGCATTCAGAAACAGCTTCGATCCAGATTCAATGGGATTCTGTGGGGAAGAAGGAGTTACCGAATGAATATAAATAGACAGTATATCACAAAGATCAACTTCACAGACAAGAATGATCTTTCCAGAATCAAATATATTGTGATCCATTATTTCGGCGGACTTTCGACAGCGTTGAATCTTGCGAAATACTGGGCGCGTGAATATGCGGGAGCGTCTGCACATTATGTAGTCGGACACGAAGGCGACATATTCCAGATCGTTGAAGACGACGACGTTGCATGGCATTGCGGTGCGCGGAAGTATGTCCATGCAGAATGCAGGAACACAAATTCGATCGGAATAGAAATGGCAGTGAAGAAAAAGTCAACTGCAACACTTTCGGCTTCCGACAAAGACTGGTATTTCACAAAAGAAACAGTTGAAGCGACTGTGGAACTGGTTCGAACGTTGATGAAGAAATACAACATTCCAGCAGATCATGTGATCAGACACTATGACGTCACGAGCAAGATCTGTCCGAATCCATACGTCTTCAATGCAGCAGACGAAACGTGGGACAAGTTCAAGGCTATGATCAGCGAAGAGAAGCAGGAAGAAGAGTTCACAAAGATCATGGGATCCGCAGCTGCAACAGCTGATCAGATTGTAGCATACATGATCAAAGTGAATCCGAACACTGCTTCGTTTGCAGCAGAAATGGCGCAGACATTCATTGAAGAGGGAATTGCAGAAGGCGTTCGCGGTGATATTGCAGCAGCACAGACAATGCTTGAAACTGGAAATCTGGGATTCAAAGGATCCGCAGTCACACTTGATCAGAACAATTTCTGTGGAATGGGCGTGACAGCGAACGGAATGAAGGGCAATAGCTTTGCGACAATGCGTGAAGGAATCCGCGCACAGATTCAGCACTTGAAAGCATACGGATCAACAGCTGCTTTGAATAATGAATGCGTGGATCCACGCTTCAAGTATGTGACACGCGGTTCGGCTGCGTATGTTGAATGGTTAGGAATACAAGAGAATCCAAACGGCAAAGGCTGGGCGGCTGGTGCAGAATACGGACAGAAGATCTTGAAGATTCTTTCTGGAATAATCGGGCAGCAGGCAGCGGGACAGCCAGAAGAACCAAAGGGCGACACAGACAACGTGAAAGAAATGCAGGGCTATGCAAAGATTATTTATGCAGGCGCAGACGGCGTGAATTATAGATCAGTGCCAGACTACAACGCGAAGTCAGCTGGCGTGGCTATGAAGGGCGAAGTGTTCACAATAGTCGGCGAAACTGGCGACTTCTACAAACTAAAGTCTGGCTGGTATCTTACAAAGCGCGCAGATCTGGTTCAGTACATGGAAAAGATCACTTCAAAGAAGTCGATCGAAGAACTTGCAAAAGAAGTTATTCAAGGCAAGTGGGAAAATGGAGAAGCCAGAAAGAACGCTTTGAAGGCTGCTGGATATGACGCGGCAGCAGTACAGCAGAAAGTTAATGAAATGTTGCGCTGATCCAGTCTGCGTGATATAATCAAAAGCAAGTCAAGGGCTTCTGAAAAGCTGTGAAAGCGTGGACGTACAACACGGGTAATCGACAACGGGACTTGCGAAGCACGAAAAATGGCACTTCACAGCTTCCATCGAGGAAGCAGCAGACGCTGGCAAGTTCTAAAGAATGCAGTATTTCTGGGACTTCCAGAGAATGCAAGAATGTGTCAGAACATATGAAAATACGCATGTAATACACGGGAAATACACGGGTAATACACAGCGGTAATACACAAGAAAAACGGGTTATCCCGCAGCCATACGGCAGCAGGACAGCCCGTTTTTTATTAGTCCCATTCAGCGTCGATTGATTCAAATTCAATGTCTTCGCCGTCATAACAGATCAGCGCAACGGCTTCTTCGTAGTCGCTATATGCTCTGTGTGTGTAAACGGCTTCGGTAACATCACGGATCTTGTGACCGACGATCGCTTTCAGAAGATTTTCGTCAACTTTGAAATGCTTTGCACATGAAATGAAAGTGTGACGCGCTTCGTGCGGGGTGTGAGTAATTCCGAGAAAGCGCATGACCTTCTTGAAACGTCCGCGATACTGATCATATGTCATGAACTGGTTTTTCTCATTCGGGAACAAGAATTTGTTTTCTGGGTTGTAGTGATCAACAACAAGCGAACGGATCAGCGAATGGATCGGAACGATTCGATCGGTTCCAGCTTCTGTTTTCATGCCGCCTTTTATACGCCAGCGTTCAAGATCGACGTTGCAATTCTCGATCAGTAAGACTTCCGAAGGACGAAAGCCAGTATATAAAGAAAATAGAATCATGTCTGTTACACCGAAATCACGGATTTTCCACAAACGCTGGACTTCGCTATTCTTGAAAGGAACACGCTTCGTTTTGTCACGCTTTCCGACTTTCTGGACAAATAGTGCGCTGTAGTCCTTGTCGACGATCTCATGAATCATGGCGTATTTGTACATAAGATTGAACAGCGACTTCATTCGTCCCTTCGTGGCTTCACCGACGTCAGCGTCTTTGATCACACCTTGCAAATGACTGACACGAAGATCACGCATTCGCACGTCGTAAATGGGGGAACAATAATTGTATGCCGCTTTGTACGATCTGGCAGAAGAAGGATTCTTCAATGTTTCATAGTATTCAGCAGACCAGAGATCATACACGCCAGAAAAAGTGATTTTGTGGGCTTCAATGTCATAAGGATTTTGCAAATAATTGTTCAAAGCAGTTTCAGCTTCAACACGTGTTGCAAAAGTCCCGATCGACTGGTAGATCTGGCGCGCTGATCCAGTATTCGGATCTATCTGCCAGCCCACAGTGATTCGCGCCCCGAAGGGCTTGCGACGTTTGCCGCCTATTTTATAGACAGATCCGTCGCCGTTGGCTCTTTTCATTGCCATAGACAACACCTTCTTTCCGAAAAATGGGCGCAAAAAAACAAGCCCGTTTTTCATTGTTTATTTGAAGGGCTTGTGCTATAATAATTTTTGCGAAGAATTAAATAGCAAGCCCGTTCAAAACGGAGATTGCAGCCCGTCATGTGTTACCAGCACAAGGCGGGTTTTCTTTTTAATCAATATATTTTATTTTCATTTCAGCACCGAAGTTTTTGCCTTGTCCGCCGCCGTATGCGTGGAAATAATCAACCACATAGCGGCGATCAATATTTTCTTCAAGGTGCGGAACGAATTCTTTCGGGACATTACCGACAATGTATTCGCCAGCATAGACATAATACGCAGGGCTTCCGTTGTAAAAATATCTTTCAAGTCTGACTTCATATTCTGAATCATACGGCGGATCTTTGAATAATATCTTCCGAAGAATGGATTGTCTGGAACGAAGTTTTCCGCTTTCATTTTCAAAAGTAACGCCAGCAATAGGAAATTCAATGCTTTTTGTTTTTTGTGTTTCTGTAACAGAAGATTCGGGAGCGGGAGAAGCAGCACCAGAATCAGAACCAGAGGATCGGGCGCATGATAAAAGAATCAACCCGATCACAATGCAGGTAATGCCATTCCCGACGCCATACTTCATGAAACCGACAGCACTTGAAAGTATACAACATATTCCTAAAAAATAAAGTATAATCTTTTTCATTTTAACCACCTATTAAATTCTATTTGTATCAAATTGTTCCTCTTTTGGTATTTTATGCCATTTTTTCTGCTTCCCCTTTTACATATCCGAGATCGAGAAGTTCTTCGGCACGTTCCAGAAGCTTGTCTTTCCCTTTTTGATTCATAGATCTATATGTATTCAGAAGTTTTACTTCATCTTCTGGAAGTTGAGCATTATTTTTGAAAACACCACACATTTCATTCAAAGTCACATCAAGAAAGTTACAAATCATGAACAATGTGTCAATATCTGGGGTGTATGCGCCGCGTTCCCAACCAGAAACAGTTGAAACGCCAATGTCAAGAAAGTCAGCAAGTTGTTTCTGTGTAACCTTCCGCATTTTTCTATAAAAAAGAATATTTTTCTGTATGTTTTCTTTCAATTTCTTTTCGTTCTGAATCGTCATATGTGCTATCCGTCCTTTCTTAATTTGTATATTACCACAGCATTTCACTACTTTTAATAAAAAAATACAGAAAAACAGTAAAAACATATTGACAATACAGAATGGCAGTAGTATCATGCAAATATACAGAAATGCAGTACATTCAAAAGCACAGAAAGGAAGTGTGAAAATGATAGGCGCGTATCTGAAAGCGTACATGAAAGAAAAAGGAATAAAACAAAGCTTTATCGCTGAAAAGATCAACTTGTCACCACAAATTCTGGGCGCAATGCTAAACGGACAAAGAAAAATTGAAGTCACGGAGTTTTACGCGATATGTTCAGCAATGGAAGCTGATCCGACAGAACTTGCAATCAGCGCAGGAATTTACAAGGTGCAGCAGGCTACAGCGTAAGCAACACAGCACAACCGACGAAAGGAAAAGAGATTATGGGAAAAAGAATTGAAGATCTGAAAGAAACAGCACCATGCGGAATGCTTATTCGTTACACAGTAAATGAAGAAGACATGATCACATACAACGACATAAACGGACGCGGCGTTCACTGCGACAAGTGCGACGGCTGCACATGGAAGGGAATCTGCAAACCAGAAGAACCGAAGAAAGCTATGTCGCACAAGACATATATTGAAATTTACAATCTGATCGACGACGCAATGCAGGAAGCAGGCGAGAAGGTTGAAGAAGCTTGCAACAAACTTGCAAAATCAGACGCAGATCCGAAGTGTGTGCTTGCATGTAACATGGTGGAACAGATCAAGAAATACCAGAAGAGATACAACGAAATGAAAGCACTTCTGGAAAGGTTCGAAGCAGAGGTTGAAGAACCGAATGAAGGGAAGTGAAGACATGGGAACTTGGAAAGAACATATTGACAAGCTGAAAAGCCAATGGATCGGGAAAGAAGTTGTTTACGAGAACGAGAAACACAGAGTTGTTGACGTGGACTACAATGGATTGTTGCTGATCGACAAAAAAGCAAGAATGACCGACACAACAGCGGTCGCAATTTCAAATATAAAAGAAAACTGACGCTGTGCTGCAACACAACGTCAGTTCAAGGCAATAGCGGGAGCGCGCTAAAACTGGTTTAGAGTTCTATTTTTATATTCGTCGAAAGTGAAAAGATCCGTCGAAAGTGAAGCTTGAAGTGAAGTTCAAGCGTTTTCGTCGCAAGTGCATTGTATATATACGGCAGCAGGACTGCCGCAAAAATGCAAAAATCTGTCATATCACACCGACTTTCTGCGCTTCCACGTCAAGCCTTTATGATTGTAGCACAAAGCAATAAAAAAATAAAGATATTCTTTATAAGCGCATACGACGGAAGGTGGAAAAGACATGGCATATAGAAAAATGACAGTCGAATACATACTTGATGATAGAGAGATCGAAGCACTGGAAGAATTGCTGGGAAAATGGCAGCAGTACAAAGGAAAAGACGGATCGCAGCCGTTCGAAGACTGGAAACTGGAAGATTTATTTCAAGCAATAATGCAGTACGGCTGCAAATATGACATTTCAAAGCACATAAAAACGGATCAATACAGACATGAACTGATTGAGGTTGAAGAACTGTGCAGCAGTGATCCATTCAGAACAAGATCGGAACGGGAGCAGGGAACAAGCCAGAAGGCATGAACCAATAAATCAAAAAGAAGGAAAGGAAAAAAGAACATGGCAAAGTTAATCACAAAGAAGGAACAGTCAATTTCATGGAAGGAACTTGCGGAAGGAGTGAAAGCAGGGAAAATCGCATTGCAGCAGGGCGATACAGTTGAATTGAAACTGACAACTGGCGAAATCGTCTTCATGCAGGCTGTAAAAGTATCAGAGGACGGAAAACGCGTGACATTCGTATCAAAAGACTGTCTGGCAACTGAAATGCCTATGAATGAGGAAAGAACAAACTACGGCGGCTGGGCTGAATCTGATCTTCGAAGAAGATTGAACACGGAAGTTTTCAACACTCTTCCAGAGGATCTGAAAGAAGTGATCGCAACAACAAAAAGAAGACAGTATGTGGACGGGAAGATCGTCGAATGTGAAGACAAGTTGTGGATCCCGTCAGAATATGAGATCCACGGACGCGAGATTTTCGCAGAACATGTGGAAGGCGAAGAACAGTTCGAACTTTACAAGGATAGACGCAACAGAATGAAGAAAGTCGGAAATGACGGAAAGGACACAGACTGGTACTGGTGCGATTCCCCGGACGCGTCGAACACGACGGTCTTCTGTAATGTCGGCAGCGTTGGTAATGCCAGCTACAACTACGCTTCGACTGCGCTTGCCGTCCCGCTCTGCTTCGAAATCTAAAATCATGAATCATGAATCCCGCCACGGA